CAAACGATACGGGCAAGGTTTATTGCGTTGAAGTTAGTTGTTGGCCTGATAGGAAAGCAGCGCGGGAATATATGGATATAATTGTTACAACAAGCCACGCATACAATAATGAGACATTGCATTAATGACTGATAAATTAAGCAACAAACAAGCGCATTTCGTTAAGGCTTATATGAGTAATGGCTTTAATGGTAAAAGTGCAGCCATAACAGCGGGTTACTCAAAACACACGGCGGAAGTTCAAGCTAGCCGTTTATTAAGGAATGTTAAGGTAAAAAACGCGGTTGAGAAAAGCCAGCAAAAGGTGGCTGATAAAATGGATTTCAGCCGTGAGCATCTTATGAAGCTAGTTATGAGACAAGCCCTATATGACGGCGAGGGAGCAACACACGGGGCGCGTGTGTCAGCACTAGGATTGCTGGGCAAGTGGACTGGCTTGGATATCGTGAAGGTGGAGCAAGACACCAATGTATCGTTTAAATGGCTGACAGATGGGGACCAGGCAACCGTCATAGAGGGCAAAACAGAGTAACCCCTTGTAATCATTGGCGTTTTGGCTGTTTAAACGGGTTAAGTTGCTACTTAATCGGATGTATCATCTGATTAACATGTAATAAAAACAATGGGTTAGCATGTGTTAAGGGGGTTTTGGTGACACATGAGGCTAGTTTTTCGGGTTTCGGGCTGTTTAAACGGCTTTTCTAAAAGTCGACCCCCCCGCCAGAAATCACCTTTACCCGCTCCGCAGTCAAAAACGGAAACCCGTATATAAAATTTGAAAATTCTGAAAAACCGAAAATCAAATTGACATGGTCACAGTAGAAATACCGTACAAACCGCGTCCTCTCCAGGCGAAGCTGCATAGCGAGTTGCAACGCTTTAACGTGTTGTGCTGCCACAGGCGTTTCGGCAAAACCACGTTCGCCCTGATGCACGCATTACGCGATGCGCTCACGAATACCAAGGAACTTCCACGGTATGCGTTTGTGAGCCCGCTCCGCAGCCAGAGCAAGAATACCGCGTGGGACATGTTGAAGCAGATGACGCGGGATATACCTGGTGTCAGCTTTAACGAGCAAGAGTTACGGGCTGACTTTCCGCACAATAATAGCCGCATCACTTTGGCGGGTTCCGACAGCCCTGACACAATGCGGGGACAGAGGTTTGACGGGGTAATCTGCGATGAGTTCGGGCAGATGCATCCGCGAGTGTGGTCTGAAGTTTTGCGTCCCGCTTTAACCGACAGAAAGGGCTGGGCCATTTTCATCGGCACACCAGCGGGCATGGATAACAACTTTGCGGAGATATACCAACACGCCGAAGCCACGGGCGGAAACTGGTATGCGCGGACATATCGGGCTGACGAGACAAACATAATAGACGCGGAAGAGTTGGAAGACGCGCGGAAGTCGATGAGCAAGTCGGAGTTTGATCAGGAATTCCTGTGTTCGTGGTCAGCCAATACGAGGGGCTCAATCTTTGGCGATGATATGACGGACGCACAGGACGAGGGGCGGATTTGCGCTGTACCGTATGACAAGGCGGCACTTGTAAATGTGGCGTTTGACCTTGGCGTGAGTGACATGTTTACCATGTGGTTCTGGCAAGAGGTTGGTCGGGAAATCCACTTTATCGATTATTACGAGAACAGCGGTGTTGGTCTGGATCACTATGTAAAGGTGCTAAAGGACAAGCCGTATAACTATGGCAGCTATTTATTCCCGCATGATGTTGAAGCGCGGGAACTGGGAACGGGGGTAAGTCGTGCAGATACCTTGCGGAACATGGGTATCACACCAACGGTTATGCCTCGTACAAGCCCAGAGGACAGGATACACGCGGCTAGGATGGCATTCGGTCGCTTGTGGTTTGACAAGGAAAAATGTCACGAAGGACTGCGCGGTTTGCGGGCTTATAGATACGATTGGGACAGCAAGAATAGGGTTCTGAAGCCCCGCCCTTTGCACAATTGGGCTAGCCATAGTTCGGATAGTTTTGGCTTGGCTTGCGAGGGGTTTAAAACAGCGCGTCCCAGGAAGACAATGAGAAAACCAGATAGAAGTTGGATCGTGTAATGGACTTTGCGACAGCAAGAAAAATGCAAGCGCACATGCAAGCGTTAAACCAAGTGGTTGAATCTTTGCAAAAAGAGGTAGGCCGCTTGAGCAAGTATAAGCCTTGCACTTGTGCGGCAAAGAAAGAAGCCAAGGATGACTGAAAAAATTGACGATGCTCGACTAACCGAGATCGTAGCACAAAATATACGCGACAGCCTTGGCTTCGAGGGTGATGACCTATCGAGCCAGATGCGTGATAACCTTGCCCGCTATGAGGGCGAGGGTTATGGCGATGAGCGCGAGGGTCGTAGTCAGGTGATGAGCCGTGATGTGCTTGAAACAATCGAGATGGTCATGCCGTCACTTGTCCGCACCTTTATGGGTACGGAAAGCGCGGCGGTGTTTGAGCCGATAGGCCCAGAGGACGAGGATGCGGCTGAACAGGCTACGGATTACGTTAATCACGTTTTGATGAAGCAGAACCCAGGCTATCGGATCGCTACATCATGGATGAAATCTGCGCTTATTACTGGCAGTAGTTTTTGCAAGGTGTGGTGGGAAGACTTAGAGCGGGTAAAAGAAGAGACATACACGGGGCTCTCTGAACAGGAATACATGGTTCTGGTGAACAACCCCGAGGTTGAGGTTTTAGAGCATACTGAGCTTGGCGTGTATGGCGATGAAGACAGCGAAACGGTCATGGACGATCAGATGGCGATGACCGAAGCCTTAAATGACCGCGTTGTGAACCCGATACACGATGTAAAAATCAGGCACACCCAGAGTAAGGGGCGGTTGCGGTGGGAAGCGATACCACCAGAGGAATTTTTTGTGAACCGTTTGGCGCGGAGCATTGACGAGACTGATCCGACTTGGAGTTTCGCGTGTCATCGTTCGGCCCGTGCCGTGGAAGAGTTGATTGAAGAGGGGTATGACGAGGAAACCGTGTATGCGGCCTCGACTACGAGTGACGAGATATACGACCAGTTATTCCAGCAACGCTTTGCGGACCTGGAAACGATGACAAACGAGTATAGCAGCTTAGACCCGTTACAGAGGCGCGTTGCGGTATACGAGTGTTACATGAAGGTCGATTATGACGGGGATGGACGCGCAGAATTGCGCCGGGTGACTTGCATAGGCGGTGCGAGTAACACGAAAATCCTTGAGAACGAGGTCGTTAGCGAGTTGCCGTTTGCGGAGTTGACTGCGATACCACGCCCGCACCGGATATACGGGTATAGCCTTGCTGACCTGACAAAAGATTTACAGCGGTTAAAGACTGCGCTTTGGCGTTCTATGATGGACGGCTTGTATTTAAGTCTGTACCCGCACAAAGCGGTGGATGAATCACGGGTTGAACTGGATGATCTGTTATCCGAAGACCCTGGTTCAATTTATCGCGTTACTGGTGATCCAAGGACCGCCATTGTCCCATTGTCTACGCAATGGTCTGGCGGACAGGCGTTTCCGATGCTTCAGTGGATTGACTCGATGCTCCAGAAGCGCACGGGTATCAATGACATGGCTGGCGGGCTGGACGCAAGCAAGGTTACAACCGAAACAGCGCGTGGCGTGGATGAAATGGCGAATGCGGCAAGAGCCCGCGTTGAGTTGATATGCCGCCAATTTGCAGAAACGGGTTGGACGCGGTTGATGCGTTTGGCGTTGCAGATTTTGAACCGCCATAGCAACAAGGAAGAACTTGTTAAGTTGCGTGGTCAGTGGGTTCCGATAGACCCGTCTAGCTGGAATGTCGAAATGGACTTGCAGATCAATGTCGGCCTTGGCATGGGGACCAAGCAAGAACAGTTAAGCAAGCTGGCGGTCGTTGCACAGAAGCAAGAGGCGTTGATGCAACAACTTGGCTTAAATAATCCGATTGCGCCTTTGACTCAGTATTACAATACGCTCAAGAAAATGTGTGAAGCGGCTGATCTAAACCCCGCGTTATTCTTTACTGACCCGACACAGGCGATGATGGCACAACAAGGTCAGCCAAAGCAGCCTGATCCGAAGATGGTTGAGGCGCAACAGAAGATGGAACTTGCGAAAATGGAAGCGCAAGCCAAGTTGCAACAAAGCCAACAGGAAGCGCAGATGAAGGGCGAGACTGATCGCATGAAAGCGCAGAGCGATGCAGAGGTAGCCCGCTTCAAGGCGGAACTCACTGCCAAGACACAGAGGGAAGCCGCTGAACTGAAAGCAGCGGTTGACCGTGAAGAGGCCACGAACCGTTTGGCGTTTGAGTATGAGAAGATGCAACGGGACCATGAGTATCGGATGCGCGAGTTACAAGCGGAAAAAGAATTAGAGCGTGAAAAGATGGTGGCTGGATCACCTGATGGAAACGCAAATATCAACTTATACGATTGAGGTAGCTATGCCAGCTTTACACGGTTCGCACGGTGATGCGGAAACGATCAAGAGAATGTTTGACGTTCTTGAGAGGCAGAGAAAGCCAGCGAAAAAAGTTAAAGTTGTAAAACGCACGATTAAGAAGAAGGTGAAAACATGAATATGCGCGTTGGCGGGAGCCTTTTGTATCCGGTGGCCCCGAATGTACCGAATGATGAGTTGATCTACCGTCCAGAGTATGGTGGTGGTGGATTGCTTAACAATGGTAGGGATTTTTACAAGCCTGGTAACGTGGGCAGCACTTTTGCGGGCGGTTCATTGTTAGGGCAATACTACGATGCGTCAACAAACACGTTTAAACCGCTTCAACCTAGCGGTGTGTATACAACCAATCCAGAGGATGCAGCAAATATTGGCGATGACACACGAACAGGCGGCGGCGCGTTTACATTGCAAGACCTGATGAGTTTTGAGGGCGCGTTACGTTCCGCCAACTTTGGTGAACAGCCTTATGAGTCTGTGTTTACTGCTTTTGAAGACATGGGTGACGGGACTTATGACATACGAAGAGGCGGCTCAAACGTATTTAATGATATATTGTTTGGAAGAGATGCAGAGGGTAATTCGGTCCCGATGAACTTGGCGGTATATGGGCAGCGTCATGCGCGGGCGGGGGAACTGCTAGACCCGCAATTGCGTAACAATATGATCCTGGCGGGGCTTTCCGGTCTTGACTTATCCGGTGGTGGTGAAGGTACTGGCGGCGCA